AATAATGGCCAAGGTACCCGTCAGATTAGCAGCCTGCAACTCATAGAAGTTTGTTGCATCAGACCAAACCATGATCTTAGAGTTGTTGGTAACTGTGACCCCCGTACCCGCCGCTGTAGTGTTACCAATCACAGTCGAGTTGTAGATGGTCAGTGACTGGCCGCTATTGTTCCAAACGATATACGCTTTGGAAACCGGGGGCGCATAGACAGCAAAGGCCGCGCCCGTTGTGGTGGTGAACCGCAACATGGCATACACGGCTTGGTTGCTTGCTGCCGTAGACGTTGGGCCGTTGGTAAATGTTAGGGCTTGGCTGGCAGCAACAACGCTGACAGTCTGGAACCCGGCAACGGACGCGTCTAGGATGTATGCCAGATTACTGTTGGTCGTGTCCCCCCAAGTACCCGCCTGGGTACCATCACCGGGAAGTTCAATCCGAAGGTTTGATGAATACGTGCTCATTTTGTTTCCTTATTGCAATGCTAATTATGCGTGCAAGGCACGAAGTTCAGCAAGGGTGGTGCAAGAGTCCGTCAAAAGGGGAAGATCACGCAGTCTTTGTTTTTCTGCCACGATTTTGGCAGTGCTCCCGCCAATTTCTAATGCCCGCTGGAATAACACATCTTGTGCTGTCAACAGTGATTCACGCTCAGTGCGTAAGCGGGTTTTGGTAAGCGTCTTGGCTTTTTCCAAATTGATAGTCACAACACCTTCAACCTGTTCCCAGGCGTTGAAGAAGTCGTAGGAGTCTTCTGGAAGAGTGGTTTTCTCCACAATGAAGCTTTGTACGCCAGCAGGAATATCTTTGGCCTGTACTTGCTCAATTGGAAGTTCACCCGTGGGCACGCACATAGACACGCCGCCGTTCTCGTTGGTAAAGATAATTATGTTTGCCATTTTGTACTGTCTGTTAAAAATTAACGGAAAAACGCAACGGATTGAAACTCGGCATCGGCATCAATGGTTGCGTAATACACGGAAAAAATTCCGCAGGCTGAAGCTGTTCTAGTTGACGAATTCATAAAAGTAAGTCGTGACCCACTACCTATAGACGTTGCGCTGCCCGTACCACACATTGAATAGTTTGCATCTGTTAACGAGCTTGTAAAATTAACCGTTGTACTACCAGAACTGTTGTACGTTACAGAACTGACGTTGTATGACGCCCGAATAGTCCCGTTTGTACCGTTGTATTGCGCCCAAGCCTTTGCGCCGTTACCTGATGTTGTGGCAAGGGTAGCTAGCGTGGCCAAAGTTGCATTGGTTGCCGCACTTGCGTTGGTGGCTGAACTTGCGCTGGTAGCAAAAGTTGCGTTGGTGGCTGCACTGGCGTTGGTGGCAAAAGAAGCCGTCCCCGCAGCTATGCTGGACTGAGACAACCAAGTGGGGGCCGCTGCGCCATTGCTTCGCAAAACCTGCCCAGAAGTACCTGCCGCAGAGTATGCCTGCGCCGTACCCGTACCGTAAGTGACACCGCCGTTGGTAGGGGTAGCCGTGGAGTTTGTGCCGCCAGAAGCAATTGCCAAAGCATTGGCTAATGTTGTTGTTCCATTAAGTGTAGTAGTTGAAGTGCCAGTGGTGCTGCCTATAGTAATTGTTGTTGTTGAACCAGCAAGACCACCTGAACCCAAGTTAATTGTTTTGGTATTACCTGAACTGGTTGCTCCTGCTTGAATACTAGTTGTTTGACTTATTGTAGAACGACCAACAGTTATGGTTCCAGTCCCACTTATCCCACCAATTGTCATTACACCTGATGTTTGTGTTGTATGAAAATTTGAAGTAAGAGTTGATGTACCACTAAAATTTAATGTCCCAGTTACTGATGGTGAAGTAAGTGATGTTGAAGTAATTGATGCCCCAGATGCAAGAACAACAGCACCAGTACCACTTGCAGTACTGAAATCTGTATATCCAGCTTCCCAATCTGCGGCAGTTGTTAGCGTTGTACCAATACAAGTACACATTGCAGTTGTGCCAGAAAGAACTGATATAACTGAATTACCACCAGAACTGTTTACTGTTAATGTTCCTGTCGAGTTATTGCAAATATGGAATGTCCATCCAGTTTGCAAAGTAGATGTAACTGGAAGAACTACTGATTGTGTTGTCGAACCAGTAAACAACTGATAGTAACTGCTGGTGTTGGTTAATGTTGTAGTTCCTGCGGCTGTAACAGTTGATGTGAATCCCATCAAATTAGCCATTGCCGCATTAGCAGTAGTTGCACCTGTACCACCAGAAGTAATTGGTAACACTGCGCTGTTGGTAGCCGTTAACGTGGTTCCGTCGGCATAAACCGACCTTTCAGCCGGGTACGTAACAAACACATCTTTGGTGCCCGCACTAAAATTGACCGCTGTGCCCCCATTGCTTGACTCTAAAATTGTGGTCCTTGAGAGTGTTGTGCCTGATAGGGTGTATGTGCCAATCCCCACTTCCCATTCAGAACCAGTTTGGCCTGCAATGGTGTAGTAGGTGGTGTTTGCGTTACCAATAACTGAGAAAGACTGAAATCCCGTAACTGCACCAAGTAGCGTGACTGTGCCAGTACCCGTCGTAGTGGTGGTTTCTTTAACCCTGTCTTTTAGTACCAAAGCCATTTTTTATCCTTCAAATTGCTGTATCGACCAGCACCCAAGTGGCAGCTTGCGCCGAATCTACATTTTGCCAGTTTGCAGGTTGACTGTCATCAATCAATTTCCAATAGAACGCTGCAACATTGCCTACTGCCCCAGAAGCAGACACTCCAGTTAGAGCAAGTGATTTTGTAAATCCCATTGTTCCAACCGCGCCAGAAGCAGTCACACCTGTTATGGCGACAAGTTTTGTAAACTCAACCGCTCCAACAGTGCCAGAAGCGGCCACACCTGTTAGAGCTACTGTGCGGGTTACCTCTACATTTCCAACAAAGCCAAAAGCAACATCACCATCTTCACCCTCAGAAATGGTAGGAGCCATTGTTCCAACTGCGCCAGAAGCCGACACCCCGGTAAGGGCTAATGACCTCTCCGCAACTGTAACGGTGCCAACAGCACCGGAAGCTGATGCCCCGGTGAGAACTACTGTTCTGCTAGGCGTGACTGTATCAACTGCACCAGAAGCCACAACTCCTGTTAACGCAATTGATACGTTTGGCGTTGTTGTGCCTACTGCCCCACTTGCAACTACGCCAGATAAAGTAATTTCTGGTGCATCAACAAGAGACGCAAACGGGACTTCGGCAAATGCGGCTATACCAAACATGGCTTACGGCTTGCGCCGCCCCCGCATTAAGTTGTGGCCAAACGCAACAGAGCAGTCGAAGTCGTGTTGGAAGGCATCGTCAAAGCAAAGGTTCCAGCCGTGATTGTCTGTGAACCAAAGGTGTGGACGCTGACCGCCTTGTTGCTCTGTGTTGAGTTATAGATTAACACCGCATCAAACGCCGTAGCCAAAGTCACCGTGGTGTAGGTGATCGAAGCCGAAGGAGTAAAGAAGGCCACACCTGCGGTTGCAGAACTATTGGTTGCCGTAGGAGGAGTTGCAGCCGTTACTGTTACTCCACCCGCTGTATACCCAGTACCTGACACTTCCCCAGTAGCGGAATATGCCGTAGTTGCGGCATCGTAGGTGGCTGAAGTTAGATACAGCGCCGCTTTAAACGTGTCAGTAGCGCTAGTGCCCCGTGTGGGAGCAGTGCCAAAGTTGTGTGTTGCTGTCAGCAACTCACCCATAAATGAAGTGGTCATTGATTGTGTGTTTGCCATAATGTTTCCTTTAACCTATTGATGCGGCTTCAGCACCGGCAAAAACCGGCATTTTCTTCAACTGGACATGGGCAGAACGATGTACAAGTTCGCCCTCCAACCAATACTCAACCCAAGTGGTTAATTCGTTGTCATTGTCCACGGTTCCTTCCCGCTTTTCAAGCAAAGAATCGTCCATGTCGCCTTTGGTTGTGGTTACTAGCATGGTTGCTCCTTAAACAAGTCGAATGAGTGCCGATGTGCTGGTGTTTGCAGGCATCGTCACGGTGAAAGTGTTGGTGGATGTTTTGTCGTTGCCAAAATCCAAAACGCATACAGCGCCGTTGGCCCCGGCCTTGTAGATTAACGCCCCTCTGGCGGTGATTGCGCCCGTCCAAGCGGGGGACGAGAAGTTGATGAACACAATGCTACCAGAAGAGGCCAGTTCAGTGCCAACCGTAGCTGTTACCACCAGACCTGTAGCAGCATAGTTGCCCCCCGTTGCTTCTCCAGTAGCGGTATACGCTGTGGTGGTCTGGTCAAGCGTGGCAGCGTTGGTGTACAGCGCCAGACGAAAAACATCTGTTGAGAAGTTAAACGACCCGCTTGCCAACCCCGACCGAAGTGTGTTGCAACTGTAGTTGCCAGTAAATGCCATCAACGCACTCCGCTATTTTGTGGTAACGGCGCTTGCCGATACTGGCCGCTGCGATACGCATCACTCCGCTCCAGCCCATCACCCAGACGTTGAGCCAACGCAAGCGCTTCCATGTACTTCTGGTTGTACCCGGCAATGATATCCATCTCACCCTTCATAAAGGTGTAGGCTTCCACCAAAGACCCATACAACAGAACTGTGTCAAAGTTGTCACCAAGCCATGTCTGGCCAGAAGCCACTGTGGTGATGGACTCAGGGTAATAGTAGTAGTGCAACTCAACCGCGTATCCAGTATCTGGCGTAGGGCCAAGAATGAACGACAACTCATTGGTAATTGTTGGGGAAGGGCCGCTTGTAGTCGTTGGACCAAACAAAGCGTAGTATTTAGGAATGGCGGTGTCAGTTGGTAGCGGATACGCCTGACGGATGAAGTTCACATCTTTGTTCAGTAGGTATTCGTATACACCCGTTGCGTCAATCACAGCCAACGAAAACGTGGAAAGAAAGTCTGTAGGGCACGCTAAATACTTGTTGTTTACAGTTGTTACCGCCGTCACGTTTTTACGCAATGATGGGAACTGAACCGAGTTGTATATACGTTGTTCAGCCTGCGTGATAAAAGTATTGATCTGTGTCGTTGTAGACACAGTACTCGCACTCGCAAGGTACACAGCCGGGAACTGATTCTCGGTGTACGACTGAATCGTGTTGTACAACTCGGTGTAGTTCATGCCATCGGGCCTCTGGCCATCAAGCCTTTGGTAGCCGCACCAGTACCACGGATTTTGATGCCGCTGGTTTTAACGCCAATATCACCAGCAGCTTTGCTAATGCTGCCAACAGACACGTTAACCGTATCAGCCTTGCTCATGTTTGCACGCTCGTCGGTAACGGGGCCACCGCTCATAGTGTGCGGTGCGGCGTAAACGCTGGCATCACCAACTTCTTTACCCATCATTTTTTTGCTAAATGTAGCCATTACTTGCTCCCTTGATTCATTGCGCGGGACATATTACGTCCTTGCCGCATACGATCTTCAGACGTAGGGCCACCTTTAGCCATTTTTTTTGTGCCGGGGTGCAAGCGTTTTTCATGCGCCATGACTTCCTTGTCGGCAATGCGTTTCACTGTCTTCGTGTCCATTTCGACTCCTTATGTCGTTGATACCGATACTGTACCCAATTGCACGCTCAAAACCAAGTTATTTGGTGTGAGTGCTGCATCAAAAAATGATGACCCCCCTACAGGGTACCAACCCCATTGGAAGATTCGGCTACCACCACCCGACTCACCATCCGCCAGTAAACCAGATATTACATAGCTTCGGTCAGGACGGGGGTTACGCAGACCCTGTGGGTCGTCTACTGGAAACTCGCCCAAGTGCAATTGTGGCTGATCTGGGTCCCAACACTCCGGGCAAACCAAGAGGTCGTAGTTACGCCCCTTGACGACTTCACGCTTCAAAAGCGTCAGCTTAAAGCGCTGGTCACAGCGATCACACTGGGAGATCGCATTTTTACCGGAGGCAAACCTGTTACCCATTACACAAGCCTTCCTTTAGTCATACCGCGTTGGGCAATCCCATCAGCACGGGAGGAAGCGCTAGAGACCTTGCCACCTTTTTTAAACGATGCTTCGCCCAAGTCTACCCGCACAGGGCGGCTTTTTGCGCCAACAAAAGCACTCCCAACGCGACTTGGTAACGACAGTAGACCATTTGGTAAATCTACCGTATCTTTTGCAAGTTTCTTTGTTTTCTCAAAAGTGCTAAGTTTTTCATAATCAGCCGACCGAGGAGCGCCTTCGCTAACTAAATCATCCTTAAAATCATAACTATCATGTGCTACAAGCCGTCCTTCTGGTGTTTTTTCATACCGGAAACGCCCAAGCGTATTACGCGCTGCATCAGAAGGTAAAGGGCTGTAATCTTTAACCGCCCGATCCGCGCTTTCTCCATAATCTTTGTAGTCTACCGTCGGGTCTAGTGCTCTGGGAACTTCTGTTATTTTCCCGTTTTTAAATATTTTTTTGGTTGGCGGTTGGCGTTCTTTTGAGCGCATGACCGCATCACGCATTTGTTTTATTTCGGACGCGCTAAAGTTTTTTTCAGTAATTGGCGAGGTGTCACCACTTAACGTACCTACAAAAGTACGGATTTGAGACGGGATTACATAACTCCCGCTTTCTCCTGAAAATTTCTTAACCTGCTTTGACATCAGGTACCACCAATGAACTGTTGCCGTGGCACAAAGCGAATAGACGCTTTTTCTTGGTCTTCGCCAGCCGCTATCTGCCAAGCTTCGTCGTACTGGGCCTTCAACATGGGTATCCGCTCAAAACCAGAAGGAATCTTTACAGCAATGTAGTACGACAGACCCGCCGCCATGCAGGGGATGAACCTGAACGGCACGTCCATGACGTTGACACCGCCACCTGCATCCTGAGTACGGCGCAGTCTCCAGTACACGAACTGATACGTCTGGGCATTGTCAGGAGTCGGCCAAACTGTGACCGCTGGAACTTGCGCCCAGTACACAGTTGTTCCAGAAGTGTGAGCCGCCGCAGTAGTGTTTTGCTGGCCACGGAAACAGTTAGACAGGGTATTGCCTGTTATATATCCGTAGTTGATGATCTCGCTGTCAATTTTAATGAAGCCAGATGCGGGTAAACCCGTAGCATTGCTCAACACAATATCGGTGGAAGACGAGGTAATTGTGGTGCTCAGAGTCGCGCTCACGGGCGAATTCTGACCGTTGAACCGCTGCACCCAGACTTGGATTGGGCGGGCTTGTTGAATTTTGTTGGGGATCGTAGCGTAGGTAGAAACACTAATACGGGTAATGGTCAAATCGGCCTGCGTTGCCGCCACGTTCCCGCCCGTGCGAATCACATGCTCCAGCAGATCAATGGTGTCGTCTGGCAGTGCGTAGGTGTTTTGCCCTTGAACCAAGTCAATGATGCTTGACTCAAACGTCCACATATTGATGCCGCGACTGGCCCAATCTGCAAACATGATGTTGAGGCTGCGCCGCGCTGTACGCAAGTCGTAACCCGTTCGCATCTCCGAGCCAGCACGCTCGTAGGCTTCCTCAACCAATTCTGTTAGGTCAAGGTTAAATGTTGTTGCGCCAGAGGTGACTGCCATTATCTAAACCCTGCTGTTTTCTTTGCAATGTTTTTTGGTTGCGCTACAAACTGTTTACCTGCCGCTTTACCTGCCCGTTTTGCTTTTGTAGTTGCAGCGTACTCCGCAGAGCTAAGACTTTTGATCGCAGCTTCTGGGAGATACCGCTCACCCGTTTTTGACGAAGGCTTTCCCGACTTGGTGCGCCACTTCTGATCGCCCCAGTTTTTTAGGGAAGTCTGCGGCGGTTTCAATCTCTGTATCCCCCACCTGCGGCTTTATAGCGTTTAGCCATTACTTGCGCTTTTCTCGCGCTCCATTGCCCTGCACCTGTACCAACAATTGCCGCAGCTTTGACGCTGTTAAAAATCCGTTTGCGTAAATTAGGCTTGGTGTAGTTACCCGCTGCGTTTACTTTGGATTTTGTTTTGCCGCCCTCTTTGTATACCTCGACATCATTCGGGTTGTCCTTGCGAACAACCTTCTTGCCTTTGGGCATTTTGGATGGGCTGATGTTGCCCATCCCACGGCTTGCCATCATTGGATAATTGTCCCACGGGTTTTGCCACGCTGGGCGCAACCATCAGCACGGCTTGATGCGGTACCACCCTTGGCGTACTTTTGATCCGGGGTTTCTCTGGTGTACTTCTCATCATCCAAAATATTTTTAGCGGCTTCCCGCGCTCTGTCAGTACCAGATTTTTCAATACCACGGGTTTCACGCTTTACTTCAGCATCGGCTTCACGCGCAGCTTTTGAACCCATCTCTTTACGTGCGGCTGCTTCCGTATCTAAATCGCCTCTAACCGCACGGATTGCGTTAGATACAGCCGCGCCGGGACCAGAATAGGTTCCAGCAGACATATCATATTTATCTAATCCTTTTGCGCGGGCACTTGCCGCCATTGGGGAATCCCCTTTTACCTCATCATCTTCACTAGATAAACCTAACGTGCGAATGCGGTTTTTGATTGCGTTTAGAGTTGCCATGATTCACCTCAATAGATTTTGTACTTGGTTTTACCACGAGTGGCAATACCGTCAGCACGTTTAGAAGCCGAAGACATGCCACCACTGGCCATCTTTTTGGTTTTGACGCTACCACCTTTTTTCTTCAGGGTGAAGTCTTTACCACCAAGGCTGCTACGAACAGCGGCGGCTTGAGCGGCAAATGCGGGATCAGAAGGGTCGAGGTTGTAACGGGCAGCGTTTTCTTCCAGCATACCTCTCTCACGAGCGGCGGCACGAGCGGCGCGGTCACGAGCAACCAAATCAGCCTTGGACGGCCCTGAGATTTGGCGGGTCGGGTTGTTGGCCAAAGCCTTCTGCTCTGCCATCTCCAACGCTTTGCGCTCAGACATTCCCAACGCTTTAGGCCCAGCAAACTTGGCCAACGCCGTACCCGCAGAGCCAGCAGCTTTTGCAAACCTACCTATAGGTATAAAGTCACCCGTCATATTTTCAGCAGCTTGGCCTTCAATTGCAGCCTGCCGTGCTGCTCTGGCTTGAGGGGTAGCGGCTTGCCGTTGTGCGGCCTCATACTGCTGTTGCCGATAGGCTGCTGCTTCACCAAAACCCGGACCTCTACCACCAGCGGAATTATTCATTCCAGCAGAAGGACGAGCGGCTGGACGCACAGGGGCACGAGCGGCTGGACGCGCAGGGGCACGAGCGGCTGAACGAACGGGCGCGGGACCACCATACCCAAAGCTACCAGCGTCCAATCCTGATGGCCCTATGTCGGCCATTGCCTCAGTCTGGTCTACAGGGTCTCCAAACTCACGGTCGTTCAACGCGTTAATGGTTGGATTACCCATAGCCGCATCGGGGTCAACCCCGGTGGTCTGCGGCCCAGCGGTCTGCGTTTCTGTTTTTAAATTTTTTCCGGGGCGCAGATGGTATGCCAATGCGCCAAGCGCAGCCAATCCGGCTAAATCTCGTGCTCGTGCCATGTCAGGCTCCTTTTAGCAGGCCGTGCCGCCCTTTTTCAACAACTTGCCTTTGGTCTTGCCTTTGACAGCAATACCATCAGCCCTTGAGGATGCAGAACCGCCTTTAGCATAGGCCATACCGCCGCCCATCATTTTTTTAGCACTGCCGCCGTGTTTCATTGCGCCTTTACCGTCAGCAGCAAAAGCTGGCATTTTTTTACCATCTTTCATTACCATAGCCATACCGCCCTTTTTCATGGCTGAATCTTTCATCATCTTGCCGTCAGGCATCTTGTGCATACCATCTTTTTTCTTAGCCATCATGGCCATCATGCCGGGGTTCATTTTTGAAGCCATAGTATCACCACCTTTTTTAAAAAGACTTGAATCACCATGATCGGTTTTTGGTTTGTTGATGCCTTGCCGATCTACTCTTGTTCTGTCGCCCTTGCCAAACGACATACCTTTGCTCTTGTCACTGAACTCAGCGCCAACAGATTGGGGTACACCCACTTTCTTGGCAAACCCTTTGTTGTGGGCTACCGCGTCCATGAATTTCTTCTGTTTTTCGCTGGTGGCTGGCATATCAGACCTTAACAATCCAACCTTTGCCGACAAAGAAGCCAACGACCAATAAGCCTACTCCGATCAGAAACTTCTCCACAACAGTCTTACCAATCTTCTTGTAAAACTCTGAAGACATCTCTTCGATAGCAAGCTTTGCCGCTTCTTTAGCGATCAATCGTTCGCGGTCTGTCAATTCAATATCAGACATCAACATATCCTTCCTTTGGTCTTGCCCTTCTGGGCTATACCATCTGCGGAGTTCACATACCCGCCATCAGCGCAGTTCCATGCTCTAAGACTTTTGTTAATCCTAGAGTTCGGGTCGTTCGCTGTTTTTGCGGATGTCAGTTTCTTTTTCATCCCACTCATGCGGGCGCAGAAAGAGTCGCGCCTTGAGCCGCCCTCTGGTTGAGGAGGTTTCAAGTTGTGCCCTTCTTTCTTCGCAGAGGCTCGGCCCTTGGCGTTTAAACCGCCGTTGGGGTTCTTGCCTTCTTTGCGAGTCCATGCAGCACTAGCCATAGAACACCGTAATAGATGCGCTGGTTGGTAGGACTACATAA